GACGCATTGCCTTAAGGTTTTCAGCTGCTTCAGGGGCATTTTTAAGATGACTAAGTACTTCATCAAATTTTTTCTGAGAAGCAAGAGCGCGATAGAAATTAGTTCCATTAATCTCTTTTTGATCGAATACTTTCTCTAATCCTTTCCTAACCATTTTACGTTCGTAAATCGCCCGTGCTTCTGCATATTCAGGATACGCAGCATCCATTTGATCACGCATATTGGCGCGTGTATTGGATATAATTCTTGCCTCGTTGTTGTTTCCTGCGCGCTCGGCCTTGTTTACCATGTCATCCATAGCTCTTTTGACGTGATCCCAATACACAAGGCTTGTAGCTTGCGGATCTGTCTGACCTGATTCCAATTTAACATTTTTGGGCATCATAGACTTAAGACTTTCTTTGTATGCAGGCGTGCTTTCAACCATCTTCTTAGCTTCATTAATAATTTCATTGTCTTTATATTGCAAAGGAAATTCTTGTGGTAAATTTACATTACCAAGACTTTCGTAAGCCTCTTTGACTTGCTTATCCATTTTCCCGGGTGAATAAATTTGATTAAGAGTATGCTCAATTGCATAACGTTCACTATCTTGCCTTGACTTGCTTTTTTCATTGAGCAATTTTGCACCCTCTGGGGTTCTACCTAAAGCCCCCTGTGCTTTCGCGGCTAACTGACTTAACCCAGCTTCAGCCGGAGTTAAATAATCTAGACCCAATCTATTCGCAGCCTTAATCCTAGGGTTAGCTACATCAGCATGGACTCCTTCTACTAATCGTTGTTTTATTTCTTTTGGGGATTTATAACCACGTCCACCCAATGCACCACCAATCAACGCACCTATGTCAGATCCAACTTCGCCGAATCCCCCAGTTTTTAATGCCTCTCTACCCAAATAAGCACCTCCCGCGGCTGTTAATCCGCGAGCTAAGTTTCGAGCTATAGGATTAGAACCTTGCATTATTTGTCCTAAAATACTAAATGGAACCATAGTACCGGCTGCTTCTGCTCCAGATTTAGCGGCATAATCTTTAGGTGCTTGAGATGCAGCAAATAGTCCTTGTGGGATAGCCTCTGAAACCGCTTTAGATATGTATTTTCCTACTCCTGGTATTTTGGATAGCACTTGGCCCGCTCTTCCAATATTTGCCCCTGGCAAAGCAAAGGAAGGCGCGTATTGGGATAATCCTTGAATTAATTTATCGGCATCGTTTGGTTTGTGAACACCTAAAGTACCACTAAAATCAAAATCAGACGGAGATAATTCTGGAATATAACCTCCTGAAACCTTGTTAGGTAAATTGGCAAATTCACGTCCCATATTTAGTAAACCAATAGCAGGATCTTGAATTCCATATTTAATAGCATTCAGTCCATAACGCTTCACCTTTTGAAGTAAATTCTCATTATCTTCTGGTTCCTCTCTGTTAAGCTGATCTAACAAAGCAGAGTCGGTAACTTTTTTTGAGTTAAGCTTCCGTAAGATGGCAGTATTGGTAACTTTAGTTTGAGACATACCATTCTCCGTTTATTTTTTCATATTTTACACCGTCTATTGTTTTAGTTTCCTCTGGAATGACTGAGGTTGTATCAACCTTTTTGGAATTAACCACTTTCACTGATTTATTCTTGCGTGCCAATAAATCCTTTTTAAAGTCTTTCAAGCGTTCCTTATAAGCAGCTTTGCTTTCACCTGTTCCGCGTCTTATCTGATCTTCCACTAAATTAACGCTTTCTTTTACCTGAGGCAAAGATTGAGCGGCTACTAACATATCAATCATACCGCCTGTTTTTGCGTTATAGGCGGCCCTTTTAGATGGACTATAGTCAAAAGGACCATAAATTTTATCTGGATTATTAATAAGCTCATCAATCATAGGAATGACAGTGTCAATAGCCTGCACTGCTTGTTGATTTTGGGTTAATATTTTATCTGTGGCCGTATCGCCACTCTTGCTGGCTGCTTTTATGTTCTCTTTTTGTTTAAACAAATTGAGAGCATCCGCATTTTTTTCTTCAGGAGTTTGCTTTTCCACAGCCAACGGATCAAACTTATACTTGTGCTTAAAATAAGCCCTTTTAATGGGATCAGCTCGCAATACATCCAATAGATGTTGTCCGGGTCTTGCGCCAACGGACGCAGCCTGCTGTTCGTGAATCAATTGAGCCTCATTATTAGGTACTATAGGGCTTGAATAGATTCCTTGACCACCAGATAAATCCACATTTTCAGGAATATCTTCATTCGCTTGCTCATTCGACGGAAACATACCTTGTCCTGAAAACATTTTATGCAAATCAGGATATTGATCACCTGGTGCAGAAGTGCCCTGATTAGCAGTTTCATTTCCTCCGAATAACTTATTAAACTGATTCCATTCCCATTCAGGATCGTTTTTATGTTTCAATGCCAATAATTGCTGCTCTAGCATAGCCCTATGTAAATCAGAGTTAGCACCAGCACGGGCAGCCGCGGCTTTTTTCAAGGCCAACTCTTCCTTGAATTGCTGAGCCTTTTGTTGTAATTCACGCTGACTAAGCAATTGCTTCATCAAATTATCAGTAAGACCAAAGCCTTTGGCAAATGAGTCCATACCACTTAAAGGCATAGGAATATTAAAATTAAGCGCCATAGCTATGCACCTCCTGTAGACCAAGCTCCGCGGCCAAACCCACCTTTGCCCATTCCACCGGTTAGATAATCAATTAATCCCTTTATGCCCATTCCTGCAATTCTGCCAAATGCATCACCTCCTGCATTTGTTGCGCCATAAGTAAGACCTGCGGCATTTTGTCCCACATTATTAGCATTTTGACCCATTTGTCCCGCTGTTTGAGCGCCTGTGTTATACATGTTTTGAGATAGGCCTGCTCCTGTTTTATATTTTTCCATCAAATCATTTAAATAATTTTCTTTATCTTGCGCTGCAATTTGTGATGTTCCTGATTGAATTGCATTAAGGGCCGTATTGGAGCCAAGAAGTCCCATAGAGGAGGCGGCATTAACCCCATGCTGTGTTGCCATATTTTCCATGTTTTTAGCGGCATCGCTTTCTTTATAACCCTTTTCCCACTTATCCCTAAGTGCCGCAGGATTTGTTAACTCATCAATAAGTGAGGTTTGAACCCGACCCTGGTTAACACCATTTTGCTGATAAGGTTGCTGATAACCCTTACCCTCATTATAGTAATTTTGTAATACTTTAAGAGCTTCTTGATACCCTCTTTCGGGATGTAAAAAACTTGAAAACCAGCTCATAATCTTATCTCCCTATGGATATGGCGTTGTAGTAAATTTAACTAGAGATCCTGATTGCATTCCAACATAAACATTATTTGTCGTATCGTATAATAGTACACCGTTTTTAACATCTAATGTTGTTGGAATAAAAGTTAATGTTGAGGCGCCAGTTGAGGTTGCATTTTTTGTAAGGGTAATTGTATTTGCGGAAATGGATAAAATATGTGTATCAAGAGGAATTCCTGAGCCAATTACATTATCCCCCACATTATATAAACTGCCATCAACTACAGTAAACGTTGGACTCCCGGTTGTAAGTGTTACTGACTCTGTAAGCAGAGCTAAACTTTGTGCTGTTAAAATATTAAGTGCATCTTGGATATCGATAATAGTTTCATTTAAAGTGTCAATTAACACCCAAAGCCATTGCAGAAATTGTGGGTCAAAATCAGAGGTAATAATCGGCGCTGAATCAATTCTATCTAAAAAGAGGGCCATTAGTTATTTCCTCCTGACACGCGGCGTGTGTTTCTCACAGCCCCCAATACAACAATAGGCGCAGAGGATACGCATACAAGCCTATAGCAGCGATTTCTACTTACCCCAAGCTCGTACCACCTCATCCTCCAACGGTAAGCTCCTAATGGGCTAAATTCTCTTAAATCTGCGGGCAAAAAGGTTTCCCCTCCGTCATCAGAATAATACAGCTCAAGATAAGGTTTAAATAATTTACAATAGTGATTGTCGTCAAATGAGGGTGTGTTAGATCCCTCGGCAATAAGATATTTATCATCCTCTGAAAGAATGTAAACAGGGTGCTCTGTAGTGCTTCCCTCAGTAACAATAAATTTTGTGTCAAGAAAAGGTGAGCAGTTACGATAGAACGTTTTATTCCCAAATACAAAGTCAATCTCGACATATTCATCCATAAACTCCGAGTAGTCATCAAGAAATATTTGCGATGTAACAAGCTCATAACGCATAGGAAACTTTAAAAAAGCATCATCAGACTGATCACTTGTTCTATTAGGATTTAATAACTCATTATGATAAATATTGCCAGCCATCTGATAAATAGCCTTATCTTCTATAACCGTAACAAGATGGGCATTATTAAAATAAACATGCTTTAAAACCCTTGAACGCTCTCCATTTAATTCTATACACCTAGACCATGTTTTGGTTGAGAAATTATATTCAATTGAGTTTGCATTATTGATAATGTCTAAATCACCATAGTTAACAAATTGCCCAGCTGCCGCCCTATAAAATATTGTATTCTCATATTGGTATAAAAATCCGTCAACTTCATTGGTTAAAAATGGGCTTAGGGTGTTATCTTGGGTTGAGTTTTCTAATAAAACGTTAACGGCTTGTGATGATATCACCTCAGGCTTTTGTCCTCCTGACATCATGAAGGTAACAAGGCCGCTTGCGTTTCTGGCAAGCCATACCATCATTCCAAAATCAATGGAAAGAGAATCAGGGTCGGCTATCCCATAATCAAAATTGTAGGAGCTATTTATTTTCCAAGGAAATTCACGTGTAATGCCTGCGACCGTTATTTGCGTTGGGATATTTGCCCAGACATCGGTTGTAAAATCACACATAATATAAAGCTGGTTTTGCAGTACTGCAAATTGGCCTATTACCCCGGATGCTCTTGCATTAAGGGCAGCGTTTAGTGCAGGATCTGTAAAGTAAGTATTAACATTCCCTGCCAAATCAATCTGTGATAAGTAAAAATCAGGAGTATCTGCAACGCTTACCACAAACCTATTGCCAAAGGTTGCAACATACAATGGTTTTCCGCCAGTTGTAGCTCCTCCTGGTGCATTGGGATCGGTAACAACAGCTGAGCTTACAGATGTATCGGGATGCTCTGTAATAACAAAAATATTCTGACCATCTGTCAACATGTTATAAACGGTAGTTTCAACAGCAAGGGTTGAAAACCATAGAGGACCGCCTAAGGCAACATTTATAGAGAGCTCTCGCTTATTATAGAACCTATCAAACTGATAGACAGTCGTCCCATCAATGACATACATAAAGTTTATTGACTTAAAAACAGCGCGAGGCTCACCATTAAAAATAAGGCGATTTTGATTTAAAAACCTTACATGCTCACGGCCCATTGCAGGATATAAAGCCTGCTTTTTTTTAGCCGTATCAACGCTTATTCCATACCAATTCGCAGCATCGCATGAGCCAAATTGGGAAAAGCGCTGCTTATCGAAAAAACAAAATATAGGTAAGTCTTGGATTTGAGCAGCATTTGGGTTGGATGCCATAATTAAATCCCTGCCATAACACGCCAGCTACCGTTTAAGAGAGACTGCTCATCTCCGGCAATGGACAGATTAACTTCAGATGCAGCTTCCATATCATCCTTAAGCTCCCTATATTCTGCCTCTAAATCAGGCGTCCATGCGCTCCCACGTCCTTTAAACTTAGATACATACTTTGCAACCGCGTACAATAAGAAAAGCTCTTGATACTCAGGAAGTCCCTCTAGCGTATCGTTTGATGTTAGTATGGTTTTTTGAAACTTAGCACGCGCAAAAAAGGTAAAAAACTGAGAAGGAGCAGGATACAATTGCGCTCTCACAATCTGAGTATCAGGAAAGGTAATAATAAAGCGCGGCAATCCCTGCAGCGGCTCATATTTCCATGCAGCTAAAAACTCATCTCGCGATTTATCAATCAAAGGGTAGGTTACGCCATCTAGCATAAGCCATGAGCTATCAAGGTTAGCAAGACGTCCCTCTTTGATATAAACAACATTTGGATGCGGAACTTCAGTTGAAAATGTTAAAACTGAATTTGCTGTAATGGTTGCATTGTGAGTAATGGTTATTGTGTTAACTGTTATATTTGAAATAAAGGTAAGAGGTGGTATTCCGCCTCCTGTCACTAAATCCCCTACGGAATAAAGAGCGCCATTTACCACCGTAAAAGTATTAGAGGCTGTTGTTAACCCCACTGTTTCTGTTTGTGTTGTAACAGGACCCATGTAATCAGGAGGAGTAAAATAAATCTCTTTGACAGGAAGGTTAATATCAACAGAAACAGTCTTTGCAATCGTGAGCATAAGACCTGAGGAGGCATAGTTATTTATTATTTGGTTCATAACACGTATTGCTAATTGCTCATCATCGCCGTGCAATGGGACAACCGGATTAGATGCCGAGATTAGGCGATACATCTGAAAAATAAACTCTCTTACCGTTGACGCCATCATTAGCCCCTAGGTTAGATTTATCGTCATACCTCAAATGCCAAATCTTTGTGAGATTTTTTTGGTGCGCTCTTTTGCACTTTATTTGCTGTCGGTATTACAAAATCCTTATCTAATTTTTTGTCCTCTTTTTTTTCTACATACTCAGATGCAAACCATAAGCCGGTTTCCATAAGCGACTCAAATTCTTTCCAGGATTCGACAAGGCGCTTTTGACCATCAGCTGAATAAACAAAAACTCTAAAGTGTTTTTTATCGACAATTTTTCCTAAATAAATCGCTGTTGCTCCGTCCATAATTCATCATCCTTTTATGATAAAGCTCCAGACAACAATAAAATTCCATGTTGTCTGGAGCCATTAAGATTAAGACATTATTCGAACAGCAAACTCAGGGTTAATTGCAACCCCGCAGATTACGTCGATTCTGTCTAACTGCTCGTAGTTACGAATGTCAGCACCCAATGAGTAGGTCATCGCTAACTTGTAAAGGTCAGAGTAGCGAGTAACGGCCTCAACACCACCACGCAGTTCTTTAATTGGAGGTGCTGCAAACACAACAGCTTGAGTGTGATATGCCAAGGACACGTTATGATCGTTTGCAAGCAAAATTTGAGCGCCATTTGGAATAGCAGCTGAAATATTTTGACGAGCCCCATCGATAACGATTGTTGGGTTAACAGGAATATCAGCAGTACCACCACCTGAGGCAACAACAGTTGCAGTAACCACAAACTGGGCACGTTGTTGCAGCGCATCGTAGGTCAAAGGGTTGACCATGAAGACACCGGCTGAATCATCAATTTCGATAATGTCACCGATGTTAAATGCAACAACAGAAGGTACAAGACCTGTTACAGAGATAGTATTACCCCCTGTAATTGGACCGTTAGTTACTGTACCCCCAAGCTTATAGCCAGCAGGAGGAGAGCCACCAGCTTGTCCGGCACCAGATATTTGACGTGATAGGAAGTTGGTTTTAAAGAAATCAAAGCCTGATAAGTGCCCAACGAATCCATCAATCAATGCACCTGTATTAACGGTGTTATTGAAGGTGTTAAATAAGTCATTGGATAAGTTAGCAGCAATTCTTGGACCAACACCTGCATATCTCTTGCCATCTTCAGGTATTGCAAGCTCTGTCATGTAGGCATCAGCACTTAGGATAGTGTTGAAATCAACAGGAACCCCAGGAGTACCAACAGCCTGGTAAGTTTGCGTTTGAAATTCATTTGCTATGAATTTTTCAACCAAGTTAGCTAGACGCTTAGCACGTGGAGCATTTGCCATCTCTAAGTAAGGTTCATCGCGAGCACGGTCGAATGTCAGGTTGAAACCTGTGTATTCAATCATAGTGCGGAACTGTTTAGTGATGGATAAGGGTCTGATAATCTGAACGCGAGCCTCAGATGTAGCTGTTGCGCCCTCGCCTGCTAAATAGCGCTCCTCTAAACGGTAATCAAGAGTTTGACCTGTTGCAAATCTTAGGTTTTTGAAGTCACCTTCAAGGTTTCTGTTAGCTGTGCGGGCAAAAGAAAGTGAGTTCCAAAAGCGCACAAAGACGTCATCTAGTACATACTGGGTTTCGCGGAATAAATTAGCCATGACATAATCTCCATATTATGAACAATTAAAATAAGTTATTTACAACTTCTTT